AAGAGGGAATGTCTCATTTTGTTGACAAAAAACGCGGTGGTAAAGTAGGTAAGTAACTAGGATGGGGAGGAAACTCCCCTCCATTTTAATTAAAGGATTCGTATGAAAGTACAAATAGTTTCTAAAACAGGTGCGGGTTCTACATCGCCAATCGTTATAAATACAAACACAAACCCATGTAATATTGGTTTTGGTGTAATTGTTAGTGGCACTGTAGACTATACTATTCAGCACACTTTTGATGATCCTGCTACAGGATTTACAACATGGTTCCCACATCCAACAATTGCGACACAAAGCACAAACAAAGATGGTAACTATGCATTTCCTATAACAGGCGTTCGCTTAACAGTGAACTCAGGTGGCGGTACAGCAACGCTTAAACTTGTACAAGCAGGTATTGCTTAATGGCTTATGTTGGTTACTCTAGTGTAGCCAATCAAGCGCAAACAACACCAGGGTGTGCGTCAGGGGTTGTTGCAGACGCAAACAATGGTTACGGTGATGATACAGGTGGAGCAGGTGTAGTAGACACATACTCATGTGTAATTCCTCCCCCTCCTGTCGTTAACTATTTTATTATTTTAGAAACAAACTTCTATGTCCTCCAAGAGGATGGATTTAAGATTTATATACAATAAGGAATTATTATGCCTGATTTAAAAATATCTGCGATGACCGCAGCCTCAACACTAACAGGAACGGAAATTGTTCCATTAGTTCAGACAGGCGCAAACGTTCAAACAACAACTGCAAACTTTGTAGATCAAGTTTTAGATGTTAATCCCGCAAGTTTAACAACGCAAGTTACAGGCGTTCTTCCAATTGCAAATGGTGGAACAAATATATCATCCTACGCTTTAGGAGATATAATTTATGGATCAGCGACTAATGTACTGTCTAGGTTAGCAGGCAACACAACAGCAACAAATAAATTTTTAAGACAAGTAGGTACAGGTTCAGCATCAGCGGCTCCTGTTTGGGACATTATTGATCCATCAGACATTAATACACAATATGGCTCATTTTATCATACCCTAACATTAACTAATACAACCGTTGGCACAGGTATGCCAATGAGATTTAATACTACAGATTTAAGCAATGGCGTATCTATTGTTACTGATGGAACAAATCCAACTTATATTAGACCTGCTATTTCAGGTATCTATAATTTGCAGTTCTCTGCACAATTAAATAAAAACGGTGGAGGATCTTCTGTAATTGATGTGTTTATTTGGATGCGTAAAAATGGTGTTAACATCCCCGACACAAATACAAGAGTGACAATTCAAGGTCCAAGCTCTTACACAGTAGCGTCTTGGAATTTCTTCTTGCAAGCAACCGCAGGTGATAATTTCCAACTTATGTGGGCGTCAGCAGATGTGCATGCAGAGATTGCTGCATTAACTCCTGCAATTGGACCTGCAATCCCTTCAGTTATATTAACAGTTAACCAAGTGAGCTAATTATGCCATTAATCAAATCAAAATCAAAAAAAGCATTTGAAAAGAATATCTCTGCAGAAGTTAGAGCAGGCAAGCCTGTTAAACAAAGCGTTGCAATTGCATACGCCGTGAAAAGATCAGCTAAAAAAGCTAAGGGTGGATCTTGTTGGTAGAAAAAAGCAAGTTTGCAAATAATGGCACAACATCGCCATCTAAAAGACTTGTTCAAAGAAGACATTATGCTAAACGTAAGTATGGACTTACTTTAGAAAAGGCAGATTTTTTAAGAAATCAACCTTGTGATATTTGTGGAAAAAAAGCAAAAAAAATGTGTATAGATCATAAAATATCGGGTACCTACAGAGGTGTTTTATGTCAACAATGCAATACACGACTAGGTTGGCTAGAAAGAAATTTAGAAATAATTATAAATTATAAAGACAGAGACCCAAAGGAAAGTTAACATGGCAGTCAACGCCGCAGGTAACTATACAAAACCTTCTTTAAGAAAGCGTATTGTATCGCAAGTAAAAGCTTCTGCTACGCACGGAACTAAAGCAGGACAATGGTCAGCGCGCAAGGCACAGCTTGTAGCTAAGAAATACAAAGAAGCAGGCGGTGGTTACAAAAAAGACGGTGGCAAGGTGTCATGGTAGGTTTAGCTAAACCACAACAATCACTCAAAGCATGGGGTGAGCAAAAGTGGAGAACTAAATCAGGCAAGAAATCTAGCGAAACAGGTGAAAGATACTTACCTGAAAAAGCTATTAAAGCTCTAAGCCCACAAGAATATGCATCAACCACAAAGGCAAAGAGAGAAGGCAAGGCTAAAGGTAAGCAGTTTGTATCTCAGCCTAAAAGTATTAAAGAAAAAGTAAAATCTTATAGGATGTTTTAATATGGGCGTTAGTTTATCAGTAGGTCGCGGTGAAAAATTACCTACAAAACAAGGTGCAGGATTAACCGCTAAAGGTCGCGCTAAACTAAATAGAGAAACAGGATCTAATTTAAAAGCACCACAACCCAAAGGTGGTCCACGAAAGAAAAGTTTCTGCGCGCGCATGTCGGGCGTAGTTAGAAACGCAAAGGGTGATGCGCCAAGAGCTAAAGCATCATTAAGACGTTGGAATTGCTCAGGTTGGTAAAGGACAAACATGGCTTATTCAGGTACCGTAGGAACAACAGTAGTAAATGTACAAGAAGTAATTGATCACGCGGCTCGCCGTTGCGGTAAATTAGCCGAAGAACTTACTTCAGAACAACAAGTAACTGCTAGACAATCTCTTTTCTATTTTCTATCAAGCCTTATCAATATTGGTATTCAATATTGGGCGATTAATAAAGAAGTAATTGGTCTTACCCAAAACAAATATATCTATGACTTACCCTTAGGCGCTAACGACGCATTAAACGTGCTTTATCGCACAATGAATCGTCCTAGTGGTGATTATTCTACATCCGTTGCATTGTCAGTAGGTGTTTTAGCTAATATCTATGATGGCAACATTGATACATACGCTACACAGTCGTCAGCAAACGGTAACTTCTCTATTAATTACGGTACAGACAATAATATATACGCAGGTTCTATTGGTATTATGCCTTACGTTGCAGGCGGTGGAAGCGCTACTTGGTCATTGATCTACGAATATTCTACTGATGGATCAAATTGGAATACTTTAGAAGACTTAGGTTCTGTCGTAGTTAAAGATAAACAATGGATATGGACAGATGTCGACCCAGGGCAAAATGTACAGTATTACAGAGTGCGTGGTTATAACGGTACAACATTATCAGTTCGCGAATGGTATGTAGGTAACAACAGCACAGAAGTGATGATGTCTCGCCTTAATCGTGATGATTACACAAACTTGCCAAACAAGAATTTTACAGCTAATCAGCCATTTCAATTTTGGTTTGATAGAACAATTCCACAGCCATCTATTTATCTATGGCCAACACCATCAAATCCTTTTGTACAAATGACTGTATGGTATTCACGTCAAATTATGGATGTAGGTGCGTTGACTGACGAATTAGAAATTCCACAAAGATGGTACGAAGCTATTGTGATGAATTTAGCTCATAGAATGAGTTTAGAATTACCACAAGTTCCAATGGATAGGGTAGCATATCTCGAAAGAATGGCTATGCAATACCTTAATGAGGCCGAGCAAGAGGAGCGTGACAAGTCTCCAATCTATTGGGCGCCTAATATTAGCGTATACACAAGATAATGCCTATATTTTTAGATACTGAAGGATTAGCTAGTCTTGCAATAGGTGTGTGTGATCGATGCAAGATGAAGAGGGCTTTTGTACGACTAGGTCCTGATCCAAACTTTCCTGGTCTTCGCGTGTGCGACGAAGGATGTAGAGATCAGTTTGACCCATATCGTTTAGCCGCAAGACAGACAGAAAGAATTAATTTGAGATACGCTCGTCCTGATGTAAGTGTGGCAGTGACAGACAATAGCTTAATTACAGGAGCATATAATAATTATGTAATTTCTCCTGAGCAAAACACACAAGATCCTGAGAACAATGGAAACCTCGATAACTTAACCGTGAGTCCTTAAAACATGGCAAATGTAC